CAGCAATTCAATATAGAATGGCTGCAGATTTCTCTACTTTTTTTAACAAACAAGAACTATTTAACCAACACATCTCTGACATTTTAGAGAATGATGAAAAGACTGATAAAAAAGGATTGGTTTATGAAGTTGGAGTAATATCTGATAGAGTAGATAAAATAGAATTGACAGAAAAGATCACTGCTGGTAAGGTTGCAATTAGCTTAACTTTACTTACTTTTATTGGTGGTTTAGTTTGGAAAATAATAAACATTTTTGATTAAATTAGAAAATATTTTAAATATATTTATTATGAAAAGAATCAGAGCTGCCTGTATAATAAAAAGTAATTTATAAATTAATAGCGTAACTATAATAATATAATAATTAAATTAAATATAATGACGGAAGCAAAGAAGATCACAGAAGGTGAATTACAATCTATTAAAGATATCCAACAAAAAACAAACGCTATATTACTAGACGTAGGTTACTTAGAAGCTCAAAAATCTGGATTAATGGCGGCTCATGCTCAAGCAGGTGATGAATTACAAGTTATTAAAACTGAACTAGAGAAAAGATATGGTCAAGTTAATATAGATTTAAAGGACGGTAGTTATACTGCTGTTGAAAAACCAGCTGAAGAAGAAGTTAGGGAAATGGAAATTGTGAAATAATGGAAGCAGTTGTAAGAAAGATCAGTATAGGTTCTGACTATAAAAATGACGCTATGCATTATGCTGTTGGACAGCAAGTATATGGAGGTCACATTATTTCAGCAATACTACACGATCCAGAATTAAACTCTTACAGTATATTTATAAAGAAAGAAGACGAGATCATGCCATGGAAGAAATTCAATTCCAACATGGCAATATCCGTTGAATACGATTTAGAATATTAATGAGAAGTTTATACGACTTCATCATCAAACCATTAGGTGATAGATACGAAAACGAAATAAAAGTTGGAGATAAAACTTTAGTTTTAAATACTAAAATAGAAAATTGGAAAGCTGTTAACAACTTAGCTGTTGTTGTTGAAACTCCTAAAGCTTTTAAAACAAATATAAAAAAAGGTGACATAATAGTAATACATCAAAATGTTTTTAGAGTATTCTATGACATGAAAGGTATTAAAAAAAATAGCAGATCATACTTTCAAGATGATTTATATTTTTGCGCTATTGATCAAGTGTATTTGTATAAGAATACAGAGGATTGGAAATCATTTGGAGACAGATGTTTTGTAATGCCTTTAAAAAATAAAGACTCTCTAAGCTTAGATAAAGAGCAAAAGCTTATTGGTATACTAAAGTACGGTAATAACTCCTTAAAAGCACTTAATATAAACCCAGGTGATGTAGTTGGCTTTACGCCAAACAGTGAATGGGATTTTGTTATAGATGAACAAAGAGTTTATTGTATGAAATCTAATGATATTGTAATTAAGTATGGACACGAAGAAAACGAAGTTGAATATAATCCAAGCTGGGCAAAAAGCAGTTGAAGAATTAATTAAAGTAGCTAAAGAAGCTATTGTTGATTCAGGTGATGATATAACTGCTGATAGATTAAAAAACGCAGCAGCTACAAAAAAGCTAGCAATATTTGATGCTTTTGAAATACTTAATAGAATTGAAACAGAAGAAGCGTTATTAAATGAAGATCCCAAAGAAGTAACAGGAGAAAAAGCTTTTAGAGGGTTTGCTGAAGGTAGATCAAGATAATGTACGAACAAAATTTATACTCAATAGTTAAAGATCATGTTAAGCCTAAAGTATTAAATAGGATTAATAGATGTAAAAAATGGGAGTACGGATATAACAAGGAGCATGACCTTATAGTTATAAGTAAAACTGGCGAGATCGGTGATATATGTAACATACAAGGATTGCTTATAGGTTTACCTAAAGAAACAGAAGTAACAACGTTTGAATCTAATAGATGGGAATACCAAGAGTATCCTAAAGAACTAAGTAAAATTAAATCAGTATTTGATTGGGACGAGTACCCGGTTGAATTTAAAGAAAAATGGTATGATTACATCGATAAAGAATTCAAAAAGCGCGAAGAAGGTTTTTGGTTTACTAACAAAGGTAAGCCTACTTATATTACTGGTACTCACTACATGTACTTGCAGTGGTCCAAGATTGATGTTGGGCAGCCAGACTTTCGCGAATCAAATAGATTATTCTACATATTTTGGGAAGCCTGTAAGGCTGATGCAAGATGTTACGGAATGTGTTATCTTAAGAACAGAAGGTCAGGCTTTTCGTTCATGGCCTCAGGCGAGACTGTTAATCAAGCCACGATTTCTACAGACTCAAGATTTGGTATACTATCAAAATCTGGGCCAGATGCAAAGAAAATGTTTACTGATAAGGTCGTACCAATATCCGTTAATTACCCCTTTTTTTTCAAACCGATCCAAGACGGAATGGATCGTCCGAAAACGGAACTTGCGTATAGAGTCCCAGCGTCGAAATTTACCCGTAAGAAACTTGACTCCAACGAGAAACTACAGGAAATCACCGGTCTCGACACGACGATCGACTGGAAGAACACGGGTGACAACTCGTACGATGGTGAGAAACTCAAACTCCTCGTCCACGACGAAAGCGGTAAATGGGAACGTCCAACGAACATCCTCAACAACTGGAGGGTTACGAAAACGACATTAAGATTAGGTTCTAGAATTATAGGAAAATGTATGATGGGGTCAACCTCAAACGCATTAGATAAAGGTGGGGCTAACTACAAAAAACTATATTATGATTCCAACATTGAAAAAAGAAACGCCAATGGGCAGACTCGCTCAGGATTATATTCTTTGTTCATACCTATGGAATGGAATTACGAAGGATACATTGATTCTTATGGATTTCCTGTATTCGACACGCCAAAAAAGCCAATTGGAGGGCCTGATGGACAATTAATAGATTTAGGTGTTATTGATTATTGGCAAAATGAAGTTGATGGTTTAAAAGAAGATCAAGACGGTTTAAATGAATTTTATCGTCAGTTTCCAAGAACAGAAGAACACGCTTTTAGAGATGAAGCAAAACAATCTTTATTTAATCTAACTAAGATATACGAACAAATAGACTACAACGCTGATTTAAAAAATACAGCCGTTGTTACTACCGGAAGTTTTCAATGGGAAAACGCTGTGCCTGATTCAAGAGTTATATTTATACCTAACAAAGATGGTAGGTTTAAAGTTTCTTGGGTACCGCCTATTGAATTACAAAATAGAATGTTGATTAGAAGTGGTAGAAAGTATCCTGGTAATGATCACTGCGGTGCTTTTGGATGTGATAGTTATGATATATCTGGTACTGTAGATGGTAGAGGTTCTAATGGATCTTTACATGGTTTAACTAAGTTCAGTATGGAAAACGTTCCGCCAAATCATTTCTTTTTAGAATATATAGCTAGACCACAAACTGCTGAGATATTTTTTGAAGATGTATTAATGGCTTGCGTATTTTACGGTATGCCTTTATTAGCGGAAAATAATAAACCTAGATTACTTTATCATTTTAAAAGAAGAGGTTATAGAGGTTATTCTATGAATAGACCTGATAAACTAAAGCTATCAGTAACAGAAAGAGAAATAGGTGGTATACCTAACTCAAGTGAAGATATAAAGCAAGCTCACGCAGCTGCTATAGAAACTTATATAAATACTAGTTTAGGATTACTTGAGACTGGTTATGGAACCATGTACTTTCAAAGAACATTAGAAGACTGGGCTAGATTTAATATTAACAATAGAACAAAGCACGATGCATCCATAAGTTCTGGATTAGCATTAATGGCTTGCAACAAAAATAGATATATACCTAAAAGTAAAATTGAATACAAACCAATTGATTTAGGTATTAAACGATACGACAATAAAGGCGGTATGTCTAAAATAATAAGATAAATGAGAATACAGACTAACACTAACAGTTCATTTCCAAGCCAAGTAGTAAGCGAAGAAGAAAAGTCTAGCTTAGATTACGGCATACAAGTAGGTAGAGCTATTGAGGGAGAGTGGTTTCAAGAAGGAAGAGCTGGTAATAGGTATGTTCAATCTTATGCTACTTTTCACAGGCTAAGATTATACGCTAGAGGAGAACAAAGTGTTCAAAAATATAAAGATGAATTATCAATAAATGGTGATTTGTCTTATCTTAATTTAGATTGGAAGCCTGTTGCAGTTATATCTAAATTTGTAGATATAGTTGTTAACGGAATGTCTAACAAGTCATACGACATTACTACATTTGCTCAAGATCCTTTTTCCGTAAAGAGCAGAACAGATTACGCTGCTGCTATTGAGCAAGACATGAATACAAAACCAATGCTTGAAAATATTAAGCAAGAGTTGGGAATGGACATGGCTCGCACGGGGAATCTAGAAGATTTACCAGAAAGCAAAGAGGAGTTAGATATTCATATGCAAATGACTTATAAACAAAATGTTGAAATAGCTGAAGAAGAAGTTATTAACAATGTTTTATCATTTAATAAATTTGATCAGACTAAAGCAAGAATAGCTTATGACTTAGCAGTATTAGGTATTGGAGCTAGTAAAACGAGATTTGATCAATCTGAGGGCATTAGAATTGAGTATGTAGATCCAGCTCGTATTGTTTATTCATACACTGAAGATCCAAACTTTGAAGACATATATTATGTTGGTGAAGTAAAAGCTGTAAGTCTCGCGGAACTTAAAAAGCAGTTTCCAGATATACCAGACGAAGAATTACAAAGAATACAGAACATGCCAGGTAACTCTCAGTATGTTACTGGATGGGCTAATTATGATTATAATACAGTGCAGGTAATGTATTTTGAATATAAAACCTACATTGATCAAGTATGGAAAATAAAGAAAACAGATCAAGGCTTAGAAAAAACATTAGAAAAAGCAGATACATTTAATCCTCCAGAAAACGATAACTTTGATAGAGTATCTAGATCTATAGAGGTTTTATATACTGGTGCTAAAGTTTTAGGAAACAATTACATGTTGGAATGGAAGATGGCTGAAAATATGACTAGGCCAACTGCAGATACAACTAAGGTAGAAATGAATTATTGTATATCGGCTCCTAGAATGTACAAGGGACGTATAGAATCTTTGGTAAGTAAAATCACTGGCTTTGCTGATATGATTCAACTAACGCATCTCAAACTACAACAGGTGATGTCTAGAATAGTACCAGATGGTGTATTCTTAGATATGGATGGATTAGCAGAAGTTGATTTAGGTAATGGAACTAATTACAATCCGGCTGAAGCATTAAACATGTACTTTCAAACTGGTTCGATTGTAGGTAGATCACTTACGCAAGATGGTGAATTAAATAGAGGTAAAATACCTATTCAAGAATTATCATCATCATCAGGTCAAGCTAAGATACAAAGTTTAATTGGCACATATCAATATTATTTACAAATGATACGTGATGTAACTGGGTTAAACGAAGCAAGAGACGGTAGTGCTCCAGACAAAGATGCTTTACTCGGATTACAAAAAATGGCAGTTAACGCTTCTAATACAGCTACAAAGCATTTGTTAGAATCATTATTATACATAACCGTTAGAGTTTGCGAAAATGTAAGTTTAAAGGTAGCTGATTTAATTCAAAATCCTTTAACAGAAAATTCTTTAATTAATTCAATAAGTACTTTCAATGTTGAAACATTAGAAGAGTTGATGAATTTACAATTACATGACTTTGGAATTTACATACAATTAGAACCTGAAGAACAAGAGAAAGCTTTGCTAGAGCAAAATATTCAAATGGCTTTACAAACAGGGGCTATTGCTTTATCAGACGCTATAGATATTCGAGAGATTAAAAATGTTAAATTAGCTAATCAATTTATAAAGCTAAGGCAAACACAAAAAATTAAAAGAGAGCAAGAACAAACGCAACAGAATATTCAAGCACAAGCTCAAGCTAATGCTGAGTCTGCAGAAAAAGCTGCTATGGCTGAAGTACAAAAGCA